ACACTATTCTCGACATACGGGCGCAGCGACTTGAAGGTGCCGGAGACTCGCGTCCATTCAAACAGTGAACTCGTCGGCGCCCACCAGCGCCGTACTTCGATCTCGTGTGACGCCATGCGCCAAACATCAAAGGAACCACCACCCAGATCAGCGCAGGGAATTGTTTGCCCGATAACGTGATATACGTCACCGGACGCATTCGTAGTGCCTTCAAACCACGGTGCTGGGTCTTCATTGTGATCAGTAAGAACCCAGTAACCAGAGGAACCACCTGTTTTATCAATGACGTATTTGACTCGACCCTTGCCACCCAGAAGCGTCCACCATGCTGCACATGTCTCTGTAAAGCCTGACGGATTACCAAGCGCCGACTCACATTCATCGCTGACAGTCTCAAGCGAATTAACCGACATGAAGACCCCGATGTAATCGGTGCCGGGGTCGCCTGAGAAGGGGTCAGACTCCTCGATCCCGCAGGGGTTTGTTAGTCCACCACCGCCCGACTGCGTGATCGCCCAGCCGTGAACATAAGTTGGCCCGTGCTGTGGAGCTTTTTCAAAATGAAATGGGTTTTCTGGATGATCAGTAACCGCGTTGATGTCGGCAAGTGCAGCCTCGTAGGTCGTATTTGGTGAACCACCAAGCTCGGTGTAGCCATAGAGGTGTTGATTGCTAGGGTTGCGCGGATCTAATGTGCCAGCGTTGTAATAGAACTGCCAAGGCTCGAGATGCCCGGCGCTGTAGACCGCGCACTCCGTGTTAGTGCCGAGCGTAAAGACTTCAAACCTGAAATTCGGGATGCGATTGCCAAACTTCTCAAGCTGGAAGTTTGGCAGGACGATGTACGCCAGTCCGCGATACGCTGGCGTAAGGCCAACGCCGACATGGCTTTCAATCGTGGGATCAGGCAGCTGATCTTCGTCGCCGAGGTATAAATCAAAGTCCAGTTGTGCAGACATCGCGCGGATGGCGAGAAACGCCTCCGAGATATTCTCAAAGTCATCCCCGAACCGCTCTGCGAGCGTCGTGTCATCGCTCGCGTCATAGATCAGATCCGCGTCTGCCCAGATGCGCCTGATACCCCCAATCGGACCTTCACAGATGCCAACTGCAACATCAACGGCATACGAGTACGTCGCCGGTCCGCTCGGCCCACCCTTGCCGCCGCCACCCTCATGCTCGGTCTCGGTGAGGCCACCGCTGAAGATCACGTTTCCGGCGAGGACACCCGTACCGTAGACGATCGGGATCGCTGCGCCGATGGTCGAGTGCTGTAAGTTCAGTTCGTTGAGGCGCGGTCCTTTCTGGCCTTCGACCGGAAAGAGAAAATTGGCAAGGAAACTACCCGCCAGTGCCCCCCACGGACCAAAAAAGTATCCGCCGATAGCAGTCAGCGCAAAACGGCCAACTTGGTCAGCCATAGCGCACCCCCGGCAGCGCCCATGCGCCCTGTGCGAAGCGCGCACGCCACATGCCGCGGAAGCCGTGCTCGATTACTTTCTGATGGCGCTCGAGTGCATGGATCAGGGTGTCGGTGTCGGTGTAGATCGCGACGTGCGCGAGGGTCTTTTCCCAGCGGATTGCGACCAGGCAGCCGGGCACGTATTCCGGCAGCGGCGTGCAGTGCGCGGTGAGGCGCTGCTCAAGGTTGCCGTGGTGCGGCCGACGGGAATAGTCGCGAATTTCAAAGTCGCCTGAGACTGCGCCGAGTGCGTGCAACACGACGATCGGCATCCCAACGCAATCGACCCCGCTGCGGTCGCGACCTTGATGCCGGAACGGCACGTTGACCCACGTACGAGCTTCAGCAATGACGGCAGCCGCGGTCGTGACCGTCGGCAGAAAAGCGCGGGCGAGAGGGGCGGCGATGCGAGGTGGCGCTCTATTGATGATGGCACGGCGCACTTTAATGCAGCCGGAACATGGGCTCACTTCTTGCCCACCTTGAGGATTTCTGCATCACCGGGAACGAGGACACCATGGCCTCGGAAGTTCGGCAGGTTGCTATAGACGCCGAGGCAGGTCTCCATCTTCTTGTCACAGCCGGCTCGGAAGTCGAAGGTGTCGCCGAAGTCGATGTCCCTCGGCATCGGCAGAAAGAGTTCGACCCAGAACAGGTTGTCGAGCGTGTCGGGCGCTCCATCGCTGTAGGTCTTTATCTCCATCGAGTAGCCGGTATTGGCGCCCGAGGTCCATGTAATCATGCCGCCCGGCACCTGACCCGGTTGCGCGCCCAAGTCGCCCAAGTCCGGATGCACCTTGAAGCGCCGACGGCTGTCGAGCTCGTAGACGTAACTGGAGAGGGAGAACGCCGCGGGATCGACCCTGCAGCGTGCGTCGAACAACTCCGCATCGCAGCCGACGCCGTAAGTCCGAACGATGCCCTGCGAGAGCGCCTGCGTCAGACCACGCAGCTCAGTCGTCCATTTACCCTCGGCCGTGCGCGTGACGTTGCCGATCCAGCCGGCTCGCAGGACACGCTGATAGAGATCAGGGTCGTCGGAGTTGACGATGAACGTGACGGCTTCGGCGTTGTCGAGCAGTCCCGCCTCGATGTCGGCCGCACTGACGTCGATGAGCGTGAGCGTGCCTGTGTCGCTGGTGTCACTCGTATCACCCGTATCGCCCGGCACGGCTGACGGCGCGAGCGCGCCCACCACCTCGAGATTGTCGACCGACAAGTCCGAGGTCGAGCGGATGTCGCTGCCCGTGATACCGGCGCGGGCGATGTACACGCCCACGTAGTCGCCGGTCGTGATCGTAATGTCCTCGTCGCATTCGGTGCCGTAGATCACTTCACCGTCGCGGCGGATGACGCGCCAGCAGACGTGGAGTTGGGTGACGTGGCTGTCGAGGAAGCCCGCGGGGATGGTTCTCACCCGGTCTCTCCGGTCATGCGAAGTTCCTGCAGCGCAAAGGTCACCGACTCGATCCGTGCCTGCACGATCTCGACCGGGAAGCCGGAGTCGAATCGCATCGGCACGTCGAACTCCCCGCCCCAAGTACCGGCGCCTCCTCCGGTGACGAGCCCGGTCGTGTAGTCAACCGACCCGCCACCCGAGAGCACCACCGTGCCCGAGACGGGTTTGTAGATGTAGCGGTCCTGATAAACCGGATCACCATCCTCGTCGATACCGACCTGATAACGCTTGGTCAGCTGGTAGACTCCCGGTGTCGTCGTCTCGACGAGCGGCTGGTCGGTATTCGACACAGACTGTGCCATCTGCGTCGTCGACTTCCAGTCGACCCGGTCCTTGAACCGGAAACCGCGCGCCATGCCGCCCGTTGCATGCCACCATGTCAGCAGTTCCTCGATCTCAGCCTCAAGGCGCGGACCCACCGTGACCGTGCCGCGGATCAGCGGGCGCAACCAGGCGCGGTTGCGCTTCTCTACGCCGCTCGCCCGCCGCTGGATGATGACCTTGTACTCAGGCTCCGAGGTGTAGCCGAAGCTCGGGCACGCCGGAAACCGCGGCGACTCGATGAAGTCGCTCATCAGTTGTTGCGCCTGTCAGCGGTCCGTGCGCCACGCGCGGCAGCGGCGGTGATCTGCAGTTCGGTCTGTCGACTCACATTGCCCCCCGGTGCGTTGATCGTCAGGTACTGGTTGATCGTGTCCCCCTGTCGGCGGGAGACCGCTGGGCTGCTCACCGCGGCTGGACTGGCACCCGAGGACAGCGATCCACCCCCCGCAAAGCGCGGCACCCGCCCGATCGACTCCAGCCCGTGGCGGATCTCCCGCACCGTCACCAGCCCGCTGTTGTAGGCGTCGAGGAACTGCCGCCCGCCCGGCTGGCCGACCGCCCGCGCCTGCACCATGAATTCATCCCGCGAGCCCCGCAGCAGGAGCGAGTCCGAGGTGGGCGTGCCGGGACCGCGCAGGAAGCCCCCAGAGAAGACATCGAGCGGACCCCCTCCGGCATACCGCCCCATCCCCAATCCGGCCACCACGGCGATGTCCGCGAGCAGGCCGCCCCCCGCCGCGCCCGGTATCGGGATCGGGATGGCGGAACTGGCACTGGCCGCCCCGATCGCCGCCGCCGCCGCGCTACCCGCCGCCGAGATCGCCCCGGCGACCCCAGTGCCAGCGGTGGTGATTGCTCCGGCGACGGTCGCCCCTGCGGTGGTGAGCGCCGCCGTGGCCCCGGTGATCGACGCCCCCGCCGCGGTGCCGGCCGCCGTGATCGCCGCTGCCATCCCTGCCGTCTCCGCCCCCGCCGCCGCCACCTCGCCCACGCCCTCGGGCAACCGCTGCGCCGTGACCGCGATCTCCTCGAGCCCGTCGCCAAAGAGGCCGGCGCCGCCGCCAGCGAAGAGCCCCCCGCCCCCGATCGTCTTCAGGATCTCCCCGAGCGGACCATTGGGTCCGAAGATGACGTCGCGCATCTGCGCGGCCACCTGCTCCGACGCCCAATCGATAAGCGCATCCGTGAGGCTCTCGAGGAAACTCTCGGCCGCCTCACCGAGCGAGGCGACGCCCTTCGCCACGTCGCCGAGCGCCTCCCCGATTCCTTCCTCAAACGCATCGGCCATCGCCTTGCCGAGCGTGTCCACCGAGGTCTTCAGATCCTCGATGATGATCCCGAGTTCTTCCATCTTGCGGCGGACTTCGTCCATGCCGCTGATGTCGGCGAGCGCCTTGTACTGGTTGTAGAGGTCCTGCAGCGCCGCCGCCTCGCGCTGATGCACGCGGATCAGTTCTCTGCGGGCGCCGATCTCCGACAGCAGTCCCGTGTCGACCCGCGCCTGAATGGTCTGCTCCTGACGACCGAAATCCGTACGGATGTCCTCGATCCGCCTGTCGAGCGCGTCGGCCTGCGCACGGAACGATTCGATGTCCATCGCAGCCTTGATCTTGATCTCGATCTGCTGCAGTTCCTCGAGGCTGTACTTCGCCTTCTTCGCCTCGATGGTGATGTGCTCGATGCCACTCGCGTCGACCGTCGGATCGATCACCGCACCTTCCACTTGGGCGCTGAGCGCCTCCATGTCGGCCACGGCGCGCTCGGTCTCGGCCGACACGGCATCGAGCAGCTTCTTGTAGCGTTCCTGCGTGGCGAGGGCTTGCGCCTCTGCGGTACGACCCGAGGCTTCCAGCAGCAATTGCTCGACCTCGACCAGCCCTTCGATGATGGTCTTGACGTCTTTCTGCTGCTGCAGTTGCTCCCACGCCTTGCGGTATTCCTCGGTCAACCCCGCCTGCGCCTTACCGGTTCTTTCCAGCTGATCGGCCTGCTCGCCCTGCGTCAGGTTATATTCAAACGCCTCCTTTTCCGTGAGATTGAGCACCGCCGCTTGGCGTTGCAGAGCCTCGATCGAGTTCTTGACGCTCTGCACGGCAGTTTCCTGCTCGAGCGCCGCCGCAGCCGCAATCAGGGCGCCCTTCAAGTCCTCCGCGTCAGGGGCAGCTTTCTGAAACGTCTCTCTCAGATCACCGACCGCGATGCGATACGCCATCGTCGCCGCGGCATTCTTGCCGAGCAGCACGCGCTGCTGCTCCAGTGCCTCAATTTGCTTGCGGATCTGCTCGAGAGCCTTCGGATCACCAATCGGCGCGACGGGCGCCTCAATGGACTTCGCCGTGATGACGATCTCACTGAGTTCCTGGCCTTTCAGCAACTCAAGTTCTTTACGCAGACGCTCCAGCTTCGCAGTCAGACCTTCGACACTGAGACCGATGGCCGTGATGTCGCCGCTCTCGAGGAACCCTCCTCGCTGGGCCTGCCGCAATGTGAACCCAACCCGCTGAATTTTCGCCTCCAGCACCTCGATCTCGCTCAGCTCGCCCTTGGCATAGGCGATGCTCTGCTTCAACTCCAGCGCGAGTTGCGCAAAGTGTTCGCCCGTGCGCAGAACCGCGCCGCCGGCGGTCAGCAGCAAGTTGACGAAGTCCACCAACGCTTGCTGGAACTGCGGATCTTCCAGTAGCACCTTCAGGTCGAGAATGCCCTTTACGAGCGGCTGCATATCGGTGCCGAGCACCGCCTGCTGGAAAACATTTTTCAGTTGGGTAAACGCCTGACTGATCGTGACCGGCGTCGACGCCACCTGTTTCGACAGTTCTTCAGAGCCATCGCGGATGGCATCGAAGAACTCCTTTGATGTCACGGTGCCTTCGCGCACCTCTTTGCGCAGGGCCTGCACACTGCCGGCAAAACGATCGATGTGTTTTGCAACGATGCGGACCAGCGGCGCGGCCCCCTCAAGCACCGAGTTGAATTCCTCAGCGCGGAACGTGCCGCCGCCAAGACCCTGTGTGAGCTGGATCAGTACGCCTCTGGCGCGCTCCGCCCCTGTACCGGCGATAGCAAGCGCGTTGCCTGTCGCTTCTGTGACGGCGATCAATTCCTGCTGCGTGGCACCGAGTTCACTGCTGGCCTGCGCCAGTCGGATGTAGAGATCCGTGACGCCGGTATATTCCTGCCGCGTGCGCTGTGCGACCTCAAACAGTTCTTTCTGTGTGCGTACGAGATCGCTGGTGCTGTGCGTGACCAGCCTCAGCCGGTTCTCCAGCAGCTTCAACTCATCGGTGATCTGGATGATCGAACGTACCAGATTGATGATGGCGAAGATCGACAGGGCCTGTGCCACAAACGACTGCAGGCCAAACCCGCGATTCAGGAGCTTGGAAAACTCCAAGAAGCGCCCGCTCAATTTCTGCGTACTCTGTGACGCGCGATCGAATTCGGCACGCGCCGCAGCCACCATACGGGTGTGCGTCTGCTGATCGATCGCCGTGCGCTTGAGCGTCGCGTCGTAGGTGGCGAGCAGTTTATCGGCGTGCGCGATGGCCGCGTCGAGCTGCTCCTGCGCCGACATGTGCGTCTTCGTCGCACGCGCACCCTCGGCCATCAGGCGCGCGTGCTCCTGCAGCGCCGGATTGCTCGCATCGAGAATGGCTTTCTGCCGTGCGATTTCGCGGTTGTGATCGGCCTGCGTGAAACCGACCTTGCCGATCAACGAAGCGGAGTGGGCAATCGCTGCGTCGTAGCGTTCCTGCGCAGTCGTGTTCGCCGCCTTGATCGCCGCCGCCTCTTTCTCAAGGCGGAGGTTCTCCTGAATCTCCGGATTGAGTTTGTTGTAGGCGTCCTCGGCCTCCTTGATCGCAGCGGTTTCGATCTCATCACTGACCAGATCCGGTGCGGCGATCTTCATCGCAGCGATTTCTTTCAGTCGCTGCTGATACTGGATCAGCGGATCTTGCAGCCGTGCAGCGAGCTTCGCCGCCTCCGCCATCAGCCGGTTCTGCTCCTGTTGAGCCGGATTACTGGCATCGAGGATGGCCTTGAGTCGCTGTGCCTCGGTGTTGAATTCCGCTTGATCGATGCGCTGCGTGTCGAGCAACTTCTGCGTCAGCGCCATCGCTTCGTTGTATTCACGCTGCGGCGGGATCTGCGATTCCTTGATGCGCTTGGCTTCGGTATCGAGACGATTGTTCTCGGCCGTGACGCCCGTCAAGCTGTCGCGGATCGCCTTCTCCTTGGCGATCTCGGAGGTGCGCACCTCGGGCGTGATCTGCCCGGAGAGCGCGAGTTGCGTCAGTTCCTTGAAGCGATTGCGGAACGCATCCTGCGGCCCGACGTTGGCCGCCATGAGCCGCTTGCCTTCCTCAACCAGTAGATTCCATCGCTGCATGGCCGGCGTGCCAGCAATGAACGCCTGCGTCGTTGAGTGCAGTGCCCGGCTGAAGGTCTGCTGGTTGATGACGCCCTGCGCGGCGGCGAAATTCAGCAACTCAACCTGCTTGCGGTAGAGCTCGAGTGGCGTGGCGACTTGCGCCGCCACCCGCTCGCCGAACCCTGCCTGTAGCAGTTGCGCCGTGCGCTCCCGCAGCAGCGCCATCGCCTCGTTGAGCTTCCGCGCCTCGATTTCCGCCTGGCGCAATCCGGGGATGCGGAACCCCACATCCCCGAACGTCGCCTTGACCGCCTTGACCGAATCCTCGGTCTTCTTCAGTTCCGTCTGAACAATCCGTGCCGCCTTCTGCAGGCCCTCGACCTTGACACCACCGCTGAAGGATTGATTGACGTCCTTGGACGCACGTCTCGCGCTCTCTGTGATGGCACGCATCGCACGCTCAGCCGCGCGCTCTGCTTCGGTCATGCCCTGCTTGAAACCGCCGACCTTTAAGAGCAGGTCCAGCGTGAGTGTGCCCAAGCCGCGAGTTGCCATTTACGTCCTCTTGCCCATCAGGATTGCCATCACTTGCTCCGGTGTCCCGTGTTGCTCGCCCTCTCTACGCGGCAGGAAATCCTCCAGCCGCGCATGGCCGCCGGCCGCGTGATTCACCAGTCGGCAGAGTTGGGCGAAACCCAACTCCATCCGCTCGGTGCTGTTGAACGACCCGTGCCTGCTCTGGTACGGAATCCAGAATTCCTGTACCTCCCAAAAGGTGAGGCGGTCCTTCGCCTCTTCGACCGTCTTCCCGCCGACGCCGGCCATCACCATTTCGCACCAGAAATCCCGTGATGCCTCCTCGCGTTCGGCGGGTGTTAGTTTTTTGCTTCCGGTTCAGCCTCCCCGTTGGTTTTCACTTCCTGCTTCTTGACGCTGTTCACCTCGCCGACGGCGTTCATCAGCGCCGTGGCGAGCGTCGGCTCCAGCTCCATAGCCTGCTGGTAACTGATTCTCTGTTTGCCCTCGTCCCCGAGCGATACCGCATCGGCGATGTAGGCCGACATGCGCTGCCGATCGATCGGCTGCTTGTCGTCGAACAATCGCTCGAGCGCACCGAACGACAGCTTCCGGATGAAGACATCGAACGTGAGCTCGTCGCCCTTCGGCGTGCCGTCGTCGTTGACCGGCTGCCACGTCACGGGGCGCTTGATCGGCAGCTTCGGGACGAAGCCACCCAACTCTTGCAGTTGTTTCAGATCCATCAGTTACCTCGCTTGACCTGTCTAGGTCGACTTGGGAATCCAATGCGGGAAGTCGGACACCTGGATTCCCAGATTCGATGTCACGACCGAGTTCAGTGCAAAGTCGAACGGGAAGTCCGTGACGTACCCGGTGAAACTGATCCACGACCGCGTCGTCGGCAGGGTGAATCCCGACGAATCCGCCGTCGGTACGATGCCAGTGCCGTCCGACCAGCCGAGCGCAAAGTCGAGTGTCGTCCCCTCGCGGTACAACTCATGCAGACGGATGTGGCTCGGATCAGCCGGGTCCGCCTGAATGGTGAAGTTCGCCGTGCCGGGCGTCGGCATGCCGGCTTCGTACGTGCGGCCTTCCGAATCGAGACAGGTGGTCTCGATCTGGTCGCGCGCAGCGCCGATGCCGGTGATCGTCGTCGGGCAGCCGATCTTCACGACCTCGGTTGAATCGGGGTCGATGAAATAAAGTTCGGTGCCTTGGGTTTTTACAGCCATTGCTCAATCCTCCAGAAAAGGAAAACAGACCGCCTACGAGCAGTCAGAGGTTGTTTCCTGCGAGGCCATGTGTGCGCGGCGCAGATGCGCGAGGCACGGAGCGAGGCAGTGTTAAAAACTATTGTGGCTTGTCTGGTCGACGCTGTTCCGGCGTCAGCAGCTTCATCACCTCTTCAGGCGTACCCTCTGGCAAGCCCGCCAGATGGTCCGCTTCCACCCACTTCTCCCATGCCGTGAGTACGCCGCGCAGCGCGCGTATCACCGCGAAGTGAAACCGATAGGTGTACGGTTTCATGTTCCGTTGCGCGATACAAACCAGTCGGCCGTGAACGAACACCAGTAATCATCCGTGTCCGGATCGCGCCCCTCGTCATCAAGGCCGACCACATGACAGTGACTTTCGATCGCCAGAATGATCGCATCGTGCGCCTCCCGGCAGGTGTCCGGATCGCCGACACAGATTACCTCGATGCCGACGTAATCCATATCGGGCGGGCAGCCAAGCGTGTTCTCGGGTGCCCCATACGTCCGTCGCCACACAGCATACGGTCGCGGCTCGGGCGGGTTGTCCTGCGGCACATGCCCGAATGGATACACGCGCAGGCCATCAGGACCGCCCAGCACGGCTTGCACACCCGTGTCGACATCGCAGAGTTCGTAGATCGGCGGTACGCCAATCATGGCGGGCCTCCCTTGAAAAGCGTGTCGAGCCCGATGTTGATCTCTTGGACGATCTTGTCGGCAACCTTTTGCGAGTTCTCAATCAGTGCCTGCAGCATGAACTTGCGTCCGACGACGTGCTTTCCGCCCACATGCCGCCAGCCGAATTCCTGGTGCCGCCAGTAGCGGGTGTCGCCACCGGGATGCGGCGACGGCGGTTTCGCGCTCGCCCGCGGCTTGCGGCGTGGCTGAAACGGCGCACCGCGCCCGTGGGTCATCAATGGATAGGCGAGTGCGCCACCGCGCACACCGACCTTCATCACGATGCCGCCAATGGCGCGACCGCGCCGCGCCGATTCGTTGGTGACGATGTTCTTGAAGATTTTCCGCTTCGGCGTGGCCGGATCGTCGATCGCTTTCGCTTTCGTTCGGGCCGCGTCGCGGACGATGTTCATGCCTCGGCGTGCGGCACGCCGCACGATCTTCTGCTGGAAACGGTCGGGGAAGTCCTTGAGCGTATTGATGAGCTGCGGCAATCCGCTCTGCTTCATCTCGACCTCAAAGGAAACCTTAGCCATTAGTGCTTATCTCCAATGGTCCGTAATCCACGGATTCAATTTCTGGACTTGCGGATGCCACGGGTCGTGCCGGCCATGAAAGAGGACAATGCGCGCGTTGCCGGGCAGGATGTGCGGACGACCCGGCGGCGGTCGCTCAAAGCGTGAGTTCCTCAGTTCCTGCGCAATGTGTACCCGGTACGAATACACGCCGTCGAGTATCGACCACTTGCGCTCGTGCGGACCGAGACACGCGCCGATCCACGCTTGGTCGCTGCCGATGTAGCCGCGCGCTTTGGCGGCGGCCGGCGACTTCTGCGGATCGAACGTCTCCCAGACGCGCGTGCGCGTGCCTGCGGTCAGCAGGAACATGCTGCCGTTGTACGGCGTGCCGCGCGCGGTATCGCCCCAGATGACGAACTCTTCCGGCCGGTCCCACAGTGGTGTCAGATCGTCCGTGACGACCGCATCCAGATCCAGTGAGACGAACCGTGGGCCGATGAGATCCGCTGCTTCCACCGAGAACGCCTTCAAACGACGATAGCAGTTGACCCCATTCGGCCCGCGGAGATTCTTGTGGTCGTCCCAGATTGGAACGATCCGGACATCCCCGTCGATGCCGGCCGGATCATCCGTGATACAGACAAAATCGTGCGGCTTCGCGTAATGCCGCGCCACCATGCTGCGCAGCGTGTTGACATGCTGCGCGGTGAAGGTCGAGCGATAGCCGGGCGCAGAACGCCACTTCCAGCACGCGACCGTCAGCTTATGCACGCCGGCTCACCGCAATGCTTTGCCCGTAGCTCCAGCGACCGGGCTTGTAGCCAGCAAGCCGCACCCAGTCGGGCACCTCGTCAAAGGTGAGCCCCGCATCCTCGGCGCACCTGCGCAGCGTCGCCACCGTGGTACGGAACTGCGTCAGCCCGTATCGCTCGTCACGCTCCGCGGGCAGGTACGTCCAGTAGAAGACCCCATTGCCGACCATCGCGGCTGCCACCTGGGAAAAGAGATTTGTGATCAGTGTCGGTGGTAAATGCGTGGTAACCGAGTGCGCCCAAGCGAATTGGAAAGAGCCGGCCCGGAGATCCGCGACCTGCCCGACATAGAACTGCGGATCGTGGTGACTCCAGCCTTCGCTGACCGACAATTCAATGGCTGATTCAACAGCCGCCTCCGAAAGGTCGACGCCGTGATACTGCCCGCGTCCGAGGTACGGCACGATCTTGCGTGCAAGCCGTCCCGCCCCACAGCCGACCTCGAGCAGCCGGTGGTGCGGCTGCAGCCCCATGTTGAGCAGGAAATCCCGCTGCAGGTTGCCGTGGCTGTCCCAGTTGTCACGGCTCGCATCCGCCCCTGCCGCGGCCTCGTACCCTTCATGCACAATCCGTTGCGCGGTGTGCAGCGCATACGCGGTGAGGTAGTCGTGCTCGAGATAGAGATCGACGATCTCCAAGTCACGCCTCGCCTTCGGCGGCAGCTCGGCCAGTTCCTCCGGGGTGAGCATCATGACAATTCGGCCGCGATGGCCGGATAGCGCCGCAGCATCTCCGGTTTCTTGTTCTTGAAGTATTCCCACTTCGATGCGATGTCCTCGGTGTACTCCGCGAGCAGCGCCTTGAAGAGTGCGGCCGCCTGCGCCTGCTCGCCACGGTCGTGCAGAAAGAGCGCCGCTCCACACATGAACCGCGGGCGCATCTCCTCGGGCAGCCGCGCGCTCCACTTTTCCCAGATCGGCAGGATCTCGGTCGTCTTGATGTCACTCACCTTGATGGAGTGTGCGAGCTTGCGACTGATGTGTTTCTCAATGCGCAACACAGCAGTGGTGCCGGGAAACACGCCGCGCACAAATGACACCACGCCCGCCTGCTCGAGTCGCTCAAAGCACACCGGCAGCTCGTAAGCCGGGAAGTACGCAAAATCCTGCCACGCCGTACAACTGCCGACGACAAGCTCGGGTCCGAAGATCCCGAGCGTGCGCACCACGTCTCCCGCGTGCTTCGGTCCGTCCGCCACCAGCAGCCCGATCGGCCCGCCCAGCCACTTCGCGTCGGTGATCTCGATCTTGTGCAGCTGCACCAGCGCGGCGAGCGGACCCAAGTTGCGCTTCACCTGCTCGATCATCGAGCAGCGCAGCGGATGCCCCGCCTTGTACTCATGGATCGGCTTCCACTTGAAGCGGTCGTAGGAGTGCATTGGGCGGCGAGTGTCCGCATCACGCACACCGGCCGCCATGAACACCGTCGCCGCCCCGAGCCAAGTGCCGAGTTCGACGACCGCGCCGAGCGCCGCCTGCGCTTTCGCCAGTTCGTAGTACGCCACCCGCTCGGCCGGCGTGGTCATCGCCGGGATCTCCCGTGCTCCGTCGTGCAGCACCGGTTGGAACGTCGCCGGTTCCACCGGGCAGCGGATTGAGTCGAGTCGGCCGCACACCCTGACGGCGATTTTCGGGATGTTGAGCACCTTGGCAATGGCGAGCCGGTGGTTGCCCTGGTTGCCAAGCGTGAGCGTCCCGTCGGGTGCGATCACCACCGGGATCAGGTCATCGGCGTCGTCGCGATACCCGTGCTTCTGCATGTCGGCGTACATGTGATCGACCCGTGTGCGGTACTGCTGCAGCAATCCCGCCATCGTCGAGCAGCCGCGCACATGCTCGCCGGCCGCGAAGCGGCGCGTGTAGATGTTGGTGAACAGTTCCGTCTCCTCCCACGCGCGCCCCTCGACGTAACGAGCGACGATCGAGCGGTGCTTGATCGTCTGCTCGATCGGCATGTAGGTCTTATCGCCCCACTCCGCCGCCTCGGTCTCAAAGAGATCGCACGAGAGCTTGTGCGTCACGTCCTGCGGCGAGACTCGCAAGACGACCGTCATTGGATGCCCACCACGATAGGATCGCCACTACTGATCACCGCGGCGATCTGATAACCCGCGCCCGTCAACAGCCATTTCATGCCATCGATGGCGGCCAGGTAATTGAACCGACCGAGCTCACTGCTCGGCTGCGAGCGGTACTGGGCTTGCCGGCCAGCGTTGCCGCACAACACCACGCGACGCACCCGACGCGCAGCCACCTCCATAACTGACTGTGCTTCCGCGCGCAGATAATAGATCGAGCGCACCGCCACCAGCGTATCGGTGACCTCGAGCAGGTGCAGGTGCTCGCGGATGTCGCCCTGTACCATCAGGCAGCGGCTTACATCGAAGCCGCGCTCCGCCCAGACCCGCTGCAGGCGCTGACCCTCCCGGTGCCGGTCTTCGCGCAGCTCGAGCGCCGTCACTCGCTCGACTTGGCCCTCGCGTGACAGCAGCAGTCCGAGCACGCCTTCCGCCGCACCGATCTCTAGCACCCGCTGGCCCTGAATGTACGGCAGCAGACGCCGATACTTATCTGGCACTTGCCCTGCCTCGATCTCAGCCCGTGCGTTGCGGTAGGCGAGCGAGGCGCGCTGTCCTAAGTCATTGGGCATTTAGTACCGTCGTCAGACTTGCCCGCCGGAACGCAAACAATGCCGTGCTCGGGCTGCAGTTCACAACCTCGATGCGCCGCTTGGCGAGTTCCGGCGCGAGCTTCGCAAACTGGTTGATCCACGTCGGAAACGCCGGCCGGGCATTCAATCGCTTTGGGTGATTGCCGAAGTAGTGGCGCCGACCGTTGATGCCATTCTTCATATCGAAGCCGAGCAGCAGAACGCGCGCCGCCCCGAAATGCACCGCCAGGTGCAGCGCGTGGTAGCCGCTGTTCGATCCGCAGAGGTGCGTCGGGCGCTCATCGAAGGCTCTCTGGTGCGAACGCTGCAACCGAAGTACTTCAGGAAACGGAATCGCCGAGATCGTGTACTTGAGCCCTGCGAATGCCAGCGCACGATCCTTGTAGCAGTGCCACCACTTCGCATCGGCCGCGTATAGCACGTCTGCCCACGGTGCAAAAGCCAGTTGCAGGACACCGTCTACCTCCGTGTCGATCGCGGTGTTGTTGACCGCGATCACCCGGCAGCGACCGCGCACCTGCTCTGCCTGCTCGCGGGTAAGCGAGGGACCCGCCGCGAGAATCGCCACCGTCTCGCCACGCCACTCCGGCGCGACGGTGGCGCTTACCCCTGATCTACGCCCTCGGAGCACGGCATCGTCAGCCACTCGAGGCCGCTTTTGGAGTCGGGGATGATGCCGCGGATATTGAACACTTTTCGGCTGCGCCGCTCCGTTGCCTTTTGCACGATGCGGTGTGCGGGCCGTAATCCGTCCCGGTAGCGGATGGTGATGAAGCAGGTTATTTCGGACTGGACTGCCTGTGCGGCGATGTACTCCTTTCCAGTGCGAAAATCGATGTTGGCCGGGACGTCGCTCCACAATACGCTCCAAGTGGGAGTCTTGGCTCCCGTGATCGTGTTCTGCACGAGCGTCTTCTCTTCGATGTCAACCACCCGGTTGAGATCGCCCGTGCCCATATTGGCGGTGTTCATGCGACGGTTGGCATCCGGTGCGGAAACAGCAACGCGCGCACTTCATCCGGCAGGAACCCTTCGTTCCAGCCCATCCGCTGCCCGTCGCCCGCATTGCTCTCATGCAGGATCTTCACCATCGCGAGTGTGGCGCGCTGGATGTCGCGCGGAATCTCGATGGTGCCGGTGGAATCGGAGAGGATTTCACCGGAGGTGTCGACCAGCAGCAACGCGCGGTCCTTCAGGTGCGTGAGCACGATCGCAGAGGCATCGTGAATCTCTTCCTCGACCCGCTCGTTGTCGGCATCGTGATCGAGACGCAGGCTCAACTTCGCCTGATCCAGACTGACTAGCATGACCATCAGAATCGCCGTCCTGTCGTGTAGTCGCGTTGTGTGAGGTCTCGGCCGCGCTCGCCTTGCACGCCCGGCTCGCCCTTGTTGCCGTCCTTGCCATTCTTGCCATCGCGCCCGCGCTTGACGGCGAGCCGCCAGGCATCGCTGGCCTCTGGTTCCTCATCGACCGTGTCGCGCTGCGCAATGAAGCTGGAGCCGCCGTAGGTGACGCTGTCGCCAGCGTGATAGTCCACGCCCTTTTTCCAGATGCCTCGATAGAGCGGGATCGCCATGCGGGTGCGGACCTCGTTCACCGCGCCGTTGGTAAACACGGTGCGCTGGACGAACTCGCGCTCGTTCTGTACTTCGGAGGCCATCTCGGCAATGCCGTTCAGGATTACATGCCAGCCGGCCCGCTCGAGTTCCACGCCGGGGGCGAGCGGATCGCTGCGTCGGAACGCCCGAATCAGCCCGCCGCGGAAGGTCACCACCGTGCCCCGTGGATAGCGGCGGGTCTCGTCGACCCCGTCGAGGATCTCAAGGGCGACCGCATCCCGACCGTCTTGGCCGTCCGGACCCCGCTCACCCGGCACACCCGGCAGACCGTCGGCACCCTTCTCACCGCGCTCGCCGGGAGCCCCGCTCTCGCCCGCAGGACCGACTTCGCCGGGCGGACCAGCATCCCCCGGTTCGCCCTTCTCACCCCGCTCCCCCTGCAGTCCGCGCTCGCCGGGCGGTCCCTCGACCGGCATCGGCTTTGCCTCCATGGTCATCACACGCTCGTGAAGGTTCTGCAGATTCAGGTAATCGATCTTCACCCGTGCCTTCAGGTCTTCTGGTATGTCCGCGATCTGCAGCGTGGTGGCCTCGCTCAGTCTTTGCTCGATGTGCGCCACCGTTTCAGCGAGCGGCGCGAGATCCGTCGGCGGGGGCAGTGCCGCGATTGCGGTATTCAATTGTGCGTCCCACTGCCCACGCATCTCCGAGGTCGTCTCCTGCACTTCCGCCTCGATCAGCGCCTTGATCACCGCGGCTTCGACCGGTGGCGGTGCTTTCTCGATCTGCCCGACGCGCCCGGAGAGCTCCGCAACGGCGAGCGCCACGTACTCCTTGACGGCACTGGCAACGATCTCAGCCATGTTCCGCATATCCACGTTGTTCAATGCCTCCGTTGATTGATGACGGTCCATGCCGAGAGCACCACCACCACTACTTCAGCCTGTCAGGACGGCAAGGGAGAGTGACTTGCGCAGCTCGGTCGCAAAGAGCGTGAGACTCTTCTCCTCATCGTCCTTCTCGGGCGGTGCGGGTGGCGCCGGGGTGGCCGGAGCCTTGCTACCGCTCGCAAATGGATCGTCCTTCTGATCGCGCTTGTTCAGCGCCAGCAGGGAGAAATTCTGCTGCTGCATGTAGGGCGTCGCCCCGCCCTGCGCGGGCGGCAGATCCTCATCGATGCGCGCCTCATTGGGCGTCAACCAGCCGCCACCGATCGCATCGCTGTGCGCCTTGTAGCGCGTCGCGGTGTCCATTCGCAGCAGTCCCTTCAGGTCGAACTCCGTGCCGAGACTGAGCGTCGGGCTCGTCATCTCGAGGCCCTCGTCGAGCGACAGCTCCAGGTTCTCGATCAGCGATTGCAGACACTGGTTGTAGTACTGCTGGTTCAGCGCCTCGATGTTGTTATAGGTCGGCATGGGACCGATGCCCACCATGTACGGTGGTACATGAAATGCCGTGCAGATGTTCTCACCGGTCCACTTGAGTTGCTCGATGAGCTGCGCGTCGACCGAGTTCACCGCCATCTGCTCAAACTTGAGCCCATCACCGAGCACCGCGACCTTGCCAGCATTGGCACCGGAGTAGTTGGTGTCCCATGCCGACTTGATCTCATCGGCATCGTCCTGCTCGAGATGTCCCGGTGCAGTGATGACGCCGGAGGGGGTAGACCCGTTGGCAAAGAACGCCGCCGAACCCTGCTGGATTCGCAGGCCCTGCAGTGCGGCGAGCCCGTTGGCGGTGAGCGGTGACACACCGAGCAACGGATGACACAGCAGCGACATCGGGTCGTGAATGATCTCGCGTGCGGGCACCATCAGCGTGTTGTTCTCGCGCCGCCCGGCAACCGCATCGAGGTTGGCGAGATTGTCGATCTTCAGTTCATAGAACACCGCCCCATCGTCGCTGACGAACACTCTCACCCGTGTCGGATCGAGGATGTAGAGCCTCTTGACGACGTTGCGATCATCGCGCTGCTTCAGCACATAGGTGTTGCCGTGAATCAGCTTCGACGCAATCCAGTATTCAAAGAACTTGACGCGCGTCTGGAAATGATTGGGTTTGCGCAGCACGGGCGAATAGGCGGAGTTCTGCACCTCTTTCCAGATGCCGCTCTCCTGCTGCTCGACCAGCTTGCAGCGCAGTTTCCCGATGTCCTGCGAGATGAGCGTGATGCAGGCGAAGACGACCGAGTGCGAGAGGATCGTGTCGCGGTCGAGCACGACATTCTGCTGCCAGGCACCGCTGTAGCTCTCGTAGATACGAAACCAGCCGGCGCCACCGCGCCCATTCATGGGGTGCAGGAGTTTGCGCTGCGCGACTGGCGCGTCGCGCTGGGTCGGGGTGAAGAACTGCAGCAGCTTTGGGAGTTTCATTCCCGGCTCTGCTCGGCTTGCAGGTCGCGCCGCTTGTAGGCGCGCTTCTTGCGCGGCTGCTCACCCTCGAGCACTTCCTCGGCGATGCCGTGCGCGACGAGTGCGCGCCCGAAGTAGCGGTCCATCGTCAGGCGCTGACCCATCACCAGCCCGCGGATGTTGCGGACGACTTTCAAGTGCATGGCTGTGTTCTCCAAAAAGAAAACCCCGACGGGCTGTTACGCCCGCCGGGGTCTCCGGTTGCGACCACATGCACGGGAGTACGTGTGGTTCACGTCCGGAAGTCTACTACGTCGACGGCACCGATGTGTAGGCCGCCCCATCGATCCACACCACGGCTTCGTCACGGGCACGCAGCCAGTTGATGTACCGCTCGGCCTTCAGGGCGACCGAGTTCGTCTGCCACATGCTGACCAGACTCGCCCCCGTGGGCGTGCCCGAGTTGTGGGCCGGTGCATCCGACATTTCCAGAGACGCCTGGTTGGATGCGTCGATCGTCACCGTGCCGTCGTCGGCGAGCAGGATCTCGTTGGTGTTCAGGAAGACGATCGGGCTCGATCCCGTCTCGCCGACCTGACTCACGTACTCGCTTACGATCACCGGCAGTCCGTTGAACGTCCCGCCCTGTGCCGACATGCCACCGAACACGGGCGCACCCGAGAGCGGATAGCGCAGCATCGACAGCGCGAGCGCGTTCATCGAGGACATGATCGCCACGTTCGGGGCGAGACCGCTCGCCGCAAACGCACCCATCACCGCCTCGAGGTCCGCGAAGATGCCATCGGCACCCGTACCACTGGAGGTGATACCGGTGATGCCGTTGGTGATCGAGGCGGGCGAGACGCCCACATCGATCGCCTTGCCCGGATCGATGAAGTCGATGTCGAGCCGAGCGCGCAGCGCCGCGGCGAGGGAGTTGCGGGTCAGCAGATCCGCGGACGGATTGCTGAAACGCACCAGCTCGTCGGTGAGCACGGCGATGTTCGCCACCTTGTAGAAGTCGAAGGTCACACTGTCGAAGTCGAACTTCGTCAGCGGCTTCGCCTTGCCCTGTCCGACCCAGTAGCCCTGTCCACCCGTCATCTGCCTCGGAATACGCACGTTGAACGGTACCGCATTGAGTGCCGGAATGCCGTTGGTGCCAAACTTCCCGAGAATGGTCTGCGGGCGCAGGAAGTCGATGAACTCGCTCGCAAGCTGCTGATACTCCACCAGCGGCGAGGCCCAAGCCACATCCGAGGTCGTACCGGCCGCCACCGCCGCCTTCAGGATCGTCTGCAGGCGAGGATTGTCCGGATACTGGTGCTTTGCCACCTCAAAGGCCGCGAGCGGAATGCCGCGCGAGGCCACCACACACTTGACGAAGCGGGCGAATTCCACGCCCGGTGGCAGCGTCTCGCGACCCGCCGTGATGTAGGGATCGCGCGAGCGCGATGCCGCCACCACACCACCCTTCTCCACCGGCTTCGCCCGCGCCATCTGCCGCGCCTCGGCGGCGTGCAGGTTGTCGAGGTGCTGGTCGATGCGCGCGACGTCGGCGTCGAGCTCATCGTGCTCTTTCTGCTCGGCCTCATCGAGCGTGCGGCCCTCTTCGGCCGCCTTCTCGAGCAGGACGTCGAGCTGCGTAGCGGTTGCCATCCGCTTCGCCTCAAACGACTTGATTTGGTCTGAAACATTCATCGCATTGCCCTCCTGGGGCGTGATTGATCTGCGCTTTGCCGTGACGCCGGCAGGAGAATCGAGTCGTACCACTCGCGAGGCAGCATTGCGGCCTGACGCGGCCTGCTCCTCACGCGCAGCGATCGACTTGATGGTCAAAATCGAGGCATCGGTGTTGGCGGGAATCGTGACCGCGCTCAACTCGAGCCATGTCCATTTTGTGAAACGATTGCCGTAGGTGCCCTTGATGGGTTCCCATTCCAGCGGCTTGAACCCGATGGACAGCCCGCGGACGAGCCCGGTCTTGATGTCGGCCCATGCTACGTTCAGTCGCTCGGCCCAACTGGCAGGTGCGCCTTCAAACGGACGTTCCAACCGTCCGCGCACCGCGATCTCGTTGTCGGAGATTTGAGCGTGGGTGATGTGGCCGACGGGGCGTTCCTTGTCGTGCTGCCACAGGAACGGGATCGGCAGCTTGAACTGCCCGCCTTTCGACTCGACGACGTCCTCCATGAGATCCGTCGTGGGCGTCGTTGCGACACCCGTGAACGCGCGCGTGTCCTCGTCGAAGGACTTGATCTCGAGCACGCTGTAGGCGCGGGTCGCAATCGGCATTGTCCGGTTCGTCGTCATTGCTTGCTCCAAAAAAGAAGAGGCCACCCGAAGGTGGCCTCCACTCATCGATTGCCGAATCGTTTACTTCTTCTTCGGTTCCGGCACGGGCGGCTTGCTGTCAGCCGGCGGCTTTGCGATACCGGGGAATGGCGGCACCTGATCGGCAGGCACAGCCATCATCCAGATCGCGACCGGCATGACCTGTACGCCCGCAGGCGGCTCTGTGCCGGGTCCGCCGGGACCGTAGGGCGGTCGACCACCGGGGAAGCCCGGCATGTAGATCGGCAGCGTCGGTCGTGGATCGTTCGGACCCCAGAAGCCGAGCGGCGGCTGCGGTGCACCACCACCCTGACCACCACCGGGCCAGTAACCGGGCAGCGCGGGCCAGCCGGGCACCGGCGCGTAGCCGGGAGGCGTCAGCACCGGGTAACCGGGCATCACCGGCCAACCCGGCATGTTCGGCGGCTGGATCGGCAGGCTCGGTCCGCCTCCACCGATGGGCCAACCCGGATACACAGGCGGACCCGGCTGACCGAGGTCAGGCGGCGGGACGGGCTGCGTGTCGGGTGGAATGACGATCGGCTCGGTCGGTGGCGGTGTGCCGGCGCCGGGCAGGATCAGGAAGCCGCCCGGAGGCGGCAGCGGGTAACAGGTCCACATTGCGTCAATCTCCTCATTTACCGATGAAGAATATCTTGTAGTTCGGCGCCTGCTTCGTCAGCAGTGCGCGGCCCATCGCCATGATGAGCGCGACCACACCGTCGATCTTACACTTCGGGTCGTAGTCGTTTTCCTTGCGCGGGTAGATGTGCCCCTTGGCATCGAGCCGCGCCATCACGTTGCCCATCATCCATGTCATCGCCAAGTTGCCGTCGTGAAAGAGATTTCCGGCGAGTATGAGCGCCTCGCACTCCTTCATCGGCTCAGACAGGTTGCGCACGTTCTGGGCGAACTCGATCACCGGCAGCCGTGACTGGGTGAGCCGCGTCATCACGTAGGACGCCTGCGTCGGATCGAAAGCGATGTCCTGCAGTTGCACCTGCTTGGCGACCGACTTGATCTCCTCCTCGAGGAACTCGTAGTCGGTCATCGTGCCGGGTGTGGCCGTCAACTCCCCACCCGTGACGTACTCGCGGTACTTCTCGTTCTCCTCGACCGCTTTTTCAGGGACGTAGAACCGCGGAATGCAGTAATACTGCTCGTTCTTCTCAAACAGCATGACGAGCGCGGTGATGTCGATCTTGCTTGCGAGGTCCACGCCGAGCCAGCAACGACAGCCCTTGAAATCGCTCACCTGCAAGGTGCGTTTCTGACGCTGCCAGGCAAGCATGTTCATCCACGCCGTCTTCGCACCCATCCACTCGTTCAGGTGCTTGGTGCGAAACGCATTCTGGCGGGTCGATGAGCGCCGCGCCTGCGCCAGCATCGCATTCAGGAACTCGCCGAACACGGAGACGTCGTAGTTCGGATTGGCCTTCACCAGATTCGCGGGATCGTCCCACTGATCGTCCGGGTCAAGCCCGTAGATGATGCCAAAGAGCGTCTCGTCCTCGTCCTGCTGCTCGAGGATGCGGATCACGTCGCGACGCTTCTCGTAACAGGGTCCGCCGAGATTGCTGCCGGCCGTCGTGATGATCGACAGCAGCGGCTGCTCGCGTGCGCCCATGCCCGTCAGCATCGTCTCGAGCATCTGCGGGGAGTCGTGCTCGTGGAACTCATCGATCAGCGCCGCGTGCGGACTCGCCCCGTCACCGGGCTTGCCAATCATCGTCTCAAAGCGACTCATGTCCCGAATCCGGTAGATCGGACCGGGGTTGTTGGAATTCCCGGCCATCTCCAGATGAAACACCGAGCGCAGCTTCTCTGACTTCTTGATCATCTGCCAGGCGGGGCGAAACACCTCATGCGCCTGCTTCTCCGTGGTCGCACCCGCGTAAATCTCAGCCCCGGCTTCCCGATCGCCCGTCAGCATGAAAATGCCGCGCGAGCCCACCCGAGTCGACTTGCCGTTCTTCCGCGGGATCTCCTCGTAGGACTGGCGAAAGCGCCGCAGCCCGGTCTTCTCACTCAGCCAGCCAAAGAGGTTGCACTCGATGAAGCACTGCCACGCCCCAAGACGCAGCGTCTCACCGTGCGCCGCCCACTTGCCTTTGACGTGCGGTAACGTCTGAATGAACTTGACGTAGTTGTTGGCCGTCTCCGCGTCGAACGTGTACGGCCAGTCCTTGCGCCCGAGATCGCGCAGGAAACGGTTGCAGGCGAGCTTGACGTACGGACCCGCCGGCACGCGCCCGGCATCCACATCGCGCGCGTAGCCAATCGCCAGCCCCGCAGGCGTGTCAGTCGAGATACGCCGAGTACGGGCCATCCTCCGGAGCCTCCTCAACCTTCAGCTTCTGCTGGCTGTTGGTCGTCAAGCACAACTCGGCCAGGTTGCTCCGCAGAGTGTTGTGTTTCGCTACCGGGAACTCCCGAGGGTTGTCCCGAAACTCCGCCACCAGCTCGCACGTCGCCTCCATGATCAGCCGCTGCGGAGCTCGGATCGTCCCCTCGATCGCATAGCTCTCGATCTCAAACCAGATCCCCTGACCCGCCTCCGACAAATGCTTCGGCGGCTTGCCGAGCGGCTGCTTCGACTTCGCATACCGGTCCCGATACCGCTTCGGATTGTGCTTCGCATCGCCCTTCAGTTCCGCGATCTCTCGAGGCTGCCGAGGCCGCCCACCAGCACTCACGCCACTTGATAACGCCATCCCATCTACCCCGCGGGTTACACCCCAGTTACAAAGGGGTCAAAAGCATGTTTCCCAATGCCTGTCAAGCACTTACTCCATGTCACACCGCGGTCACGGCGGGGTCTTCGGCCGTTCTGGGGCGACATAAATACGCCCGCGGGCGCGTCCTCTT